TCAACTGAAACCTTCTCCGACATCGTTCGTGGTCTTCATGTGTTTGGACGTAAAGTCCTTCGCCCAGAAGCACTCGTTCGCGGTGTTGTAGATACTGTTGCTTAATAGGGAGACTTGAAACATGGCTACTTACAATGTAACTGGTGCCGTAGCTGGTATCCCTCTTGGTAAGAAGATGCAGACTGTTGAAGTTGTTCTTGACTTCACATCTACTAATCTTGCCGCTGGTGACATCGTTAACGTCTTTGAGATTCCAGACAATACTCTGGTCTTGATGGCAGGTATCGAAGTGTATCAGGCCGCATCTACAGGATCACCTACAATCGACATGGGTGATGCTGCTGCTGCTGACACTTGGGTAACTGATGTTAGCGGTTCTGCCGTTGCACAAGAATTTGGTCAAACTGCAAAACTGTACACTGCAGCAGATAACATCGACATTCTTGGTGTTACTGCTACATTCGACGGTAAAATCCGCTGTGTTGCAGTAATGTGTGATCTGGGTGATCCCGGAACAGGCGCACCGTTTGCCTAAATAATACTTGGGGGGCAGGGCAACTTGCCCCTCTTGACTCTTTATTTATTTCGTGATAAAAGCAACAACCTTTGCCGGGGGTAAATATACATGGCAGCTAAAAAATCAAAAAGCCCAAAGCCAAAAAACGCAGCATTGTATTCGCGGGTAAAGGCAGAGGCTAAACGTAAATTTAAAGTATATCCAAGCGCATACGCAAATGCTTGGCTGGTTAGAACCTATAAGAAGCGTGGCGGGACGTACGCCTAATGGCTAAACCAAAAGGCGGCTTAACTAAATGGTTCAAAGAAGACTGGCGGGACGTAAAGACCGGCAAGAAGTGCGGTCGCTCTGGTTCAGAGAAAAAGAAACGTCCGTACCCAGCCTGTAGACCTGCTAAAGTCGCTAGTCGTATAACCAAAAAAGAAGCGGCTAAAAAGACAGGACCAAGCAAAGTAAAGTGGTCTGTTACAGCTTCAGGTAAGAAAAGGAAGAAAACTAGTGCCACCAAGAAAGCCTAGAAAACCTGACAACATGCCAGCCCGTAATAAAAAGAACTTCCGTCCTACGAAGTCTGGGGCAGGTATGACAGCGGCTGGTGTAAAAGCATATCGTAAAGCAAATCCCGGCAGCAAACTAAAGACTGCTGTTACCGGAAAAGTAAAGCCGGGAAGTGCTGCAGCTAAACGGCGCAAGTCTTATTGTGCGCGGTCTGCTGGACAGATGAAGAAGTTTCCTGCAGCAGCAAAGAATCCTAATAGTCGTTTGCGTCAAGCACGAAAGAGATGGAAATGTTAGCAAGTTTGATAGGTCCGGTTACTGGGCTACTAGATAAATTTATCGAAGACAAAGACCAGAAGAATGCTATTGCCCACGAACTGGCAACCATGTCTGAAAAACATGCACAGGAACTGGCAAAGGGCCAATTAGCTATCAATGCTGAAGAAGCCAAGTCACGTAACGTGTTCGTAGCGGGCTGGCGGCCCTTTATTGGCTGGACATGTGGCGTTGCCCTACTAGCACACTTTTTAATCTTTCCGTCTGCAGATGTAGTGACAGCGTACATGGGTATAGAGCCTGTAGCTTATCCTGCATTTGATATGGATAGCCTGATGACAATCTTACTTGGTATGTTAGGGTTGGGCGGAATGCGTAGCTTTGAGAAATCTAAGGGATTGACTAAGTAGATGATGTCGCTTCTAAAAAAATTATTTAATATGATTATTACACCAGACTATGTTGGAGATATGGCAAAGCACCGGATGCACACAACGAAATACGAAGATTTGTGTAAATGATTACGGTAGAGCAGTTCCTTAAATGGAAGGTTCTGCCTCGTTGCATGATGCTAGCCAGCACTGTTATGTCTTGGCGATGTGCTGAGTGGTTCATGGAGCTAGACACTCCTACCGCTGCTCAGAGTGCTTTCGTTAGTGTAGTAATGGGTGTAATGACGGGTGTATTTGGGATTTGGATGGGCCATGAACATAAAGGCGACAATAAGAGTTAAAAGTCCGTGTGTCGGTATATGCACATTAGATTCCGCAGGAAAGTATTGCACTGGCTGTGGTAGAACTATAGAGCAGATAATCAGTCGAGGTAAAACTAGATGAAATACAATACTTCGCATTTCCTAGATAAACTCATCGAACACGAAGGTATGGTCCTGACTGTCTATGAAGATAGCTTGGGTATCGAAACTATTGGCATAGGTCGTAACCTCAAAGACAGAGGCATAACCAAAGAAGAACTAGAATACATGGATATCCCCAGCATGGCGGTTGTCTATGAACACGGTATTACAGAAGCTGACGCACGGTATCTTGCTCTCAACGATATCCGCATTGTAGAGAACGAACTCTGTCGGGTTCACCCATGCGTAGAAAACTTAGATTCCGTTCGCCAATTAATTCTCATGGACATGGCGTTTAACATGGGTGTCCCCCGGCTGTGTAAGTTCAAGAATATGTGGAACGCTATCCACGAAGGTCGGTTTGATCTAGCAGGAATGGAGATGATGGATTCCCGCTGGGCAACGCAGGTAAAATACAGAGCAGTTAAACTTTCAGACGCTATGAAAGCGGGAGAATTTTGATGATTGATTACATCAAAGGTATGGTAGGAAAAAGACAAGAGACTTTAGGTACGAAACAAAAGCCAAAACAAAAGCCAAAACAAAATACGTCTGGTTTGCCAAAGCCCTATCCTTCTGATGCACCAGAGGATATGCACAAAAGCTATTACACCAATAATATAGACAACATTAAAAAGCTATACAATGATCAAGGTATCGAACTTCCCGGCTACTTCGATAGTGCAGACTCTTACATAGACTACCGCAAATCTCAGAAACAATACGGCGGACGGGTGCAGCCTCGCGGCGCACAACGTAGCTCAGAAACCCGGTGATAGTTTTTGTTCTTTACGTATACTTAGGTGCAAACGTAATAGACCGTACCCAGAAATTTGTAGACATGGACAGATGCCTGTATTTTGCTGAGAGACTGTCTCGACAGCAAACTGTTCCAGCAGGAGATGGTAGAAGACTAAAGATAACCGCAATTTGCCGACCTCAACCAAAGTAAGGAACCAACCATGATTGCCGAAACCCTTGCTGGGATTGCTTTGGTAAAACAAAGTGTGGATTTTATTAAGTCGAATATCTCTACAGTACAAGACATTGGACAGATTGCCGGACAGATTGACGATTTGTTTCGCGGCGAACAGGAAGTCCAGAAGGCACGTGGTAAGAAATCCGGCGTAGGATTGACCGACCAGTTCGGAGTTCAGTCGGTTGCCAAAGAAATGATCGATGCCAAGCTTGCACAAGAAAAGATGCACGAGGTGGCAATGATGGTCGATATGCGGTTTGGGCCGGGAACTTGGAAGGGCATCGTAGACGAACGAGCCAAACGAATCCAAGAAGCAAAAGAAGCAGCCCTGAAAGCACGGCGAGAGGCTATTAAAAAACACGACGAAACGATGGAAACAGTTAAGACAGTCCTAATAGTGGGTGGGGTCGTAGTTGCTGCACTAGCCTTGCTGATTGGCATCATGGTGTCAGCAGGTGCATCTCTGATGTAATTACTTGACTTTCTCCTGCTATATACTTATAATAGCTTTAGAGGAGAATACATGCGAACTCTTGCTATAGACGCCCTAAGACACAAATACGAGGCACAAAAGAAGAATGCGGAATACACTTTTAAACATTGTACAACCGATCTTGGACGGCTTGACGCTGCTCTGGCAGAATGGGTCGACGCAAATCAAAAACTCAACGCAGTCTTTGAGATCGAAGACGACATCAACTTTTATTAGATACCTTGCACTAGGTTTGCTAAATACTGGCAAGCCTTTTACTCGTATAGGCAATTGGTTTTGGAAGAGACACCGTGACGTATTTAACTGGGGTAGAAAGTAATGCCCATACTACACAACGGTTCTAAGTTTGTAACTCACGCAATTGCTTTGACAGGTACAAGTGATACTGATGTGTACGTTGTTCCATCTAATTTTTCATCACACGTAGAACACCTGATGATTACAAACAGTGACTCTAGCAACAGAAACTACACGCTAAAGTATTACGAAGTCGCTACTACTACGACCCATACGCTGTTTAATTCCCACGCGGTAACCGGTAAAGGTAGCGAATCTATATTCACAGTAGACAAACCTCTGTATATTCACGCAGGCGATAAGTTAATTGTAGCTGCAGGAACCGCGAACACTCTGACTGTAGTAGTAGCTGCCGAAGAATTTTACGAACCACACAGGTAAACCATGACATTTCTTGAACTTATAAATGCTGTATTGCGAGAAGTAAACGAAGTTGAACTTACGACTCTGGCTTCTAGTCGCGGTATCCAGACATCCGTAAAAGATTTTATTAACAAATCACAGCGGGATATTATCAACTCTGAAGTCGAGTGGCCCTTCACTGTTACTGCTGGAACGATTACGACAACTGCAGGAACGGGCGAGTACACAAAACCAGCCTCTGCAAAGACAATAGATTTTGACAGCTTCACTATTCAAGAATCTGCAACCACATCCGAAAAAGTATTAAAGTATATTTCTTTTAATGAATACTTAGAAAGATTAAACGAGACGGATACAAACCCTGCTGGTAATGGGCAGGGTCTGCCTCAGTATGTATATTTTACGCCGGATGAAAATATTGGACTTTCTCCTGTTCCTGATTTGGCAACTTACACGGCTAGATACTATTATTACTCAACGCATGTCGACATGGTAGCTGCGACAGATACGCCAGCCATACCGGAGCGATTTCACGATGTAATTGTAAATCGTGCTCGTTACTATACCCACATGCTACGTTCAGACATTCAGTTTTCGCAGCTTGCCTTGAGGGATTACACTGATGGGCTAGGCCGTATGCGTGTCGAACTTATTAACCGTAAGGATTACATGAGGGCCGTTTAATGCCAGATACTTCACTACTAAGTCCTTATGTTGTTCGACTGGGTGGTGGGCTGGTGTTGGATAAGGACACGTTTTCTATCCCCCCCGGCTCTGCCCTACAATTAGAGAATTTCGAACCAGACATCAACGGTGGATATCGTCGAATCAACGGGTTCGCAAAATTCAATACTAATATTGTACCGCAAACTTCGGCAGCCTCTGAAAAGGTTTTGGGGGTCGCTCTTTATAAGAATCAGGTTGTAGCATCTCGTGGCGAGAATGTATACAAAGGAACGTCAGGAAGCGGTGCGTGGACTCAGCTAGATACTGGTAGAACCAGTGCAGGACGTTATGACTTTGCGGTGTTTAACTTCAACAACACTGAAAAAATACTTTGGTGTGACGGGGCAAACAACGCTTCTGTGTACGACAACAGTTCAGTCACAGATATAAATGCCACAGGCGCACCCGCCGACCCTCAGTTTGTTACCGTATTTAAAAACCACGTTTTCTTTGCTGGTATGTCTGCCAATCCTCAAGAGGTAGTGTTTACCTCGCCTTTCGATGAGACTGATTTTAGTGCTGCTAATGGTGCAGGGTCAGTAAGAGTCGAAAGCAACGTCAAGGCTCTAAAGGTTTTCCGTGACCGTCTGTTTATCTTTTGTGAAGATGAGATATTCTTTTTGGCAGGTTCGTCAATAGCCGACTTTGCTTTGCAGCCTGTTACTCGTAAGATTGGTTGCGTGGACGGGTTTAGCATTCAAGAGATTGCCGGTGACCTTATCTACCTAGCACCTGACGGTTTGCGAACAATTGCGGGTACTCAGAAAATCGGTGACGTTGAACTTGGAACCGTATCAAAACAGATACAGCCTCGCTTGGACGCAGTTTCTACAGATAGAATTTCATCCCTTGTTATTCGGAAAAAGAGTCAGTATCGCCTGTTTTTTGCAGCAGATACACAGGCTGAATCAGCAGCCCCCGGAATTATTGGTGTAATTAAAGCCGGTACTGAAGGTGGCGTAGGCTGGGAATATGCTGATTTAAGAGGCATAAAACCATCTTGTTGTGTGAGCGGTTTTATCAGCGGGACAGAGACTGCAGTTCACGGAGGACATGACGGATACGTCTATACTCAAGAAACCGGCAACACTTTCAACGGAACCAACATACCGTCTATTTATCAAGGTCCAGACTTTACAATGGGAGATGCTGGCATCAGAAAGATGATGCAGCGGATTATCTGGAACTATGATAACGAAGGCAACGTAGATGCTGATTTCCGTATTCGTTACGACTTTTCTTCGTCGGCAATACCACAGCCAGCACAGTACCCCTTAACTACGGGAGCGGCTATTGCAATTTACGGCAACTCTTCATCGTTGTTTGGTACAGCAGTGTACGGTTCGTCGGGTACACCTCTGGTTCGTCAGAGCATAGAAGGTAGCGGGTTTACTGTGTCAGTTCGCTTAGACGACAAAGATGGTGCTTCACCTATTTCAATCAAAGGATACCAACTGGAGTTTACTCCGGGCGGAAGGAGATAATCAATGGCAGGATATACCAGACAATCCACGTTTACTGACGGCGACGTTATTACCGCCGCACACAGTAACGATGAGTTTGACCAAGTTCTTGCAGCGTTTAACAATACATCAGGCCACAAGCATAATGGTACTGCAGCAGAAGGTCCTGTCATTGGCTTGATTGGAGACCCCGGTGTTGCTGCACCTAAAAACAAGGTTGTAGTTGACGATACAAACAATCAGGTCGAGTTTAGTATTGATGTGTCAGGCACGTCTACTGAACAGTTCATTGTAAAAGATGGTGTAATCGAACCGACGACTAACAACGACGTGGATTTGGGTTCCTCTTCAAAGCAGTTCAAGGATGGTCATTTTGCTGGAACCTTGAATGTTGGCGGTGTAGCTGTTGGAGGTGGCTCTTCTATAAGCACAGTTCTAGACGAAGACAACATGGCTTCTGACAGTGACACAGCCCTTGCTACTCAGCAGTCAATCAAGGCATACGTCGATACGCAACTCACAGCAGAAGACCTAGATTTTCAAGGTGACTCTGGTGGCGCACAAAGCGTTGACCTAGATAGTCAGACCTTTACATTCACAGGTGGCACAGGTATTGATACCACAGGGTCTGCACAGACCATGACGTTTGCCATTGACAGCACTGTGGCTACCCTCACAGGTTCGCAAACTTTAACAAACAAAACCATTGATGTAGATAACAACACTGTGTCCAACATTGAGGTGGATAACCTCAAGTCGGGTGTGTTAGATACAGACCTGTCCACTGTTGCAGGTACAGACACTACCCTTGCTTCTGCAAAAGCCATTAAAGCATACGTAGATGCACAGGTAACCGCATCTGACCTAGACTTTCAGGGTGATAGCGGTGGCGCACTCAGCATCGACCTTGATAGTGAAACCCTAGACATTGCAGGTGGTACAGGCATTGATACCGCCGGTTCGGGCAACACACTTACTGTTGCTATTGATAGCACAGTGGCTACCCTGACAGGTTCGCAAACTCTAACTAACAAGACTTTAACTTCTCCTGTTCTAGACACAGGCGTTAGCGGCACAGCTATCCTAGACGAAGACAACATGGCTTCTGATAGTTCGACACAGCTTGCTACCCAACAGTCAATTAAAGCCTACGTCGATTCGCAAACATCAGGCTTAGGCGCGGGTGATATCACAGCAGTAGTTGCTGGTGATGGATTGACAGGTGGAGCAACTTCAGGTTCTGCTACTCTTAACGTAGTTGGCGGTACAGGTATTACTGCTAATGCCAACGATATTGCAATTGACGCTACTGTAGCTACATTGAGTGGTAGCCAGACACTTACAAACAAAAGTATAGATGCTACACAGCTTACAGGCACAGTAGCTACAGCACGATTAGATACTGGCACTTCTGCAAACCAAATTGTTGCGCTTGATGGTTCTGCTAGACTGCCAGCAGTAGATGGGTCACAGTTGACTAACCTACCAGCCGCTGGTGCAACTGCTGGTTTCGCAGTGGCGATGGCGATTGCGCTTTAGCCTTGACTACAAAACATTAATACTGTATAATATACAGAGGAGACAAAATGGCACAGGATTTTGAAAGAAACATTGCAAGGAATGTTGGTACAGGCGCAGTAACCTTGCGTACAGCTAACTCCGATGATGCTCTTATTGGTATCAATATTGCTAATGTTACAACTACCCAAATCTTAATGGATGTATTTATTAATGATGGGTCTAACGACTACTACATTATTAAAGATGCACCTA